TGTCTCCAAACTTCTCCGTGGTGACGAGGCTGTGAACGCCCTTCTCGCTAACCCAAATCACGTCGGACTGATCAACGGCGGTAACCGCCTCCTGGCTCAAGCAGCCAATCCCGTCAGAAACCTTTTCGATGACGTAGTCTGGAATGATACCCCGGACTCGGTAGAGCTTCCCCCTCTTGGTGACGTAGAGGTCTCCCTGGAAGGTAGGAAAGATAGCGGTAACACCAACTTGGTCGTTGTCTCCGACCTCAAAGTCGATGACTCCGCTATCGTCGTATCCACCCCACTTCTCGCAGTCCCCTACGGCTGAGTAGTGGATCCGGTAGGGCTTGGCCTTGTCATTCGTGAGCATGCGGCCCTGGTGGACCTGGAGGATTGAGCCGTTAGGGGCTAGGCCTTGAATCGTGCCCCCGGTATCGGCTGTAGATCCCTCGGTAACTGAGCTTCCACCTGTGTACGAAATTGTATCGTTCGTTACTGAGGTGGTGGCAACCGCTGTCACTGTAAAGGTGCCGTTATAGGAGGCTGCCCCCATGCCGGAGACCACAACCACGTCTCCCACTGCGCCCTTAAAGCGTTCGCCTAGGACGATGGTCCTGGTGGTCGTCGAGGAGGACCTAGAAACTGTAGTGTGGTTCCACTTGGCCAGGAGATCCGTGGCATTTCCGCTGCCAGACCACTTCTTGATCCGATTGGCGGTTTTATCCATGGCAATTGCTAGCGTCGAGTTCATCACTTGGCAGCTGGCGATTGTAGGAGAGCTCAGGGCCACCCCATCTACTGTGATCGTAGAAATGGTGCCGTCCGTGATGTTGTACGAGCGCATAACACCAGCCTCGTCAATCGAGACCCGTTTCTGCGTCATTGCGCCGCTGTCTAAGTACCAAAAGTCTGTGCCGCCAATGATGGCATTATTCCCGGACGATCCAGAGTCCCAATCCTTGTTGATACCTTCACGCTTCTGCTTGGAATCGTTCACACCAAGGATCAGATTCTCAGCGTTAGCTAGCTTGTTCTCTGGAATCAGGGCTGGCTCGGACGAAGTGTCCATTCCCCCGATCCAAGGCAGGAGCTGAAAGAGTTGCGTCCTGGGCGGCATCGGTTACAACCTGTGAATTGTCCACTCGATGGTGGACGCGTTGGTGTTTGCCGCTACGACGGTAATGGCTCCAGAGCTTGCCTTCCCCTCCAGCCGTATGGTTCTTTGGGTTAGAGCGTCGATGTAATAGAGGCCCTGACAGGTGATTGAAGAAATGTTTTGAGAAGTATTCTCTGTCTGCCGTTGCCCCTCAGCAATTACGGTAGTCCCATCAGTTAGACGAAGGTCAAGATTTACGCCCGATGTCGCTGGTCCTTGAACCTTAGCGACGGCGCTAACAAAGTAATAACCAGTGGATTGGGGCGTGAAGACAAACCCGGGGAGCTTGTCGGAACCGGAAAGGTAGCTAGTGACTGTACCAAAGTTTATGTTCTGTCTCTCAGTAAACGTAGACGTGCTGTCGGCTGTAAAATCACCGTAGGCGGTATTAGTACGAGAGAAACTGCTGTCATTAGAGTGATAACCTGACCAGCCGTACTGGGTCGGCGACGCCGTGGCCCACTTTAGCCCGGTCGCCTGGCTGGAGTCTGCTGTTAGAACGTGCCCGTCAGTACCAACAGCGAGACGGGCTGGAGTACTTGCGGCTGTGGCTGCGTAAATATCGCCCTTGGCTGACAGGGTACTCTTCGCTGTTTTAGCATCGAGCTGAGTCTGAACAGAGCTTGTGGCATCCAGAAACTCAAGCGTGGTGGAACTCACCCCGGAATGGGTGGGAATGCCATTAGCATCAGAGATGAGTGCGCGCGAAGCTGTGATGGCGGCGGCCTCAACAATGGCTCCGCCGCTAGATTTCATGACCCGGTTGTTGTTTAACGCTGCGCCAGAGTTGGTGCCCCCACGAGAAACGGCCAACTGGGCTTCGCTAGACATCACTCCGGAACCGTCGTTAATAACGACGTGGCTTGCTGTCCCGTCCGCCAATTTAGTTCTAGCGATTGCGGCTGCAGCGGCAACGTCGGCGTTGACTAGCGTTGCGGCTGAAAATGTACCAGCCGCAACCTTGACTAGCCCAGTAGAAGCGCTCATGTTCTGGCCGGTGCCGCCTCGGTTGACCGCTAATTGGGCCTCGCTTGAGAGCGTACCAGAGCCGTTGTTAATAACGACGTGGTCAGCTGTGCCGTCGGCGATCTTTGTCCTCGCAATAGCTGCCGCTGCGGCTACGTCGGCATTGACGAGCGTGGCTGCGGAGAATGTGCCCGCAGCGACCTTAACCAGGCCAGTGTCGGCCGACATGTCCCGAGCAGTACCGCCACGGCTTGCAGCCAGTTGCGCTTCAGAAGACATAACGCCCGAGCCGTTGTTGACCAAGACATGGGAGGCCGTGCCGTCGGCTAGCTTGGAGCGTGCAATGGCAGCTGTCGCTGAGACGTCTGCATTGACGATAACGCCTGAACCGATGGCGGTTACGCCCGTATTGGAGATGGTCACATCCCCGGACGGGGTCACCGCAGCAGCGTCGCCGTTTGAATCCCCTACCCAGATCTTGCCGTCAGCAAGAGCGTCGGTGAGCTTGCCGTCGAGCTGGGTTTGAATGTTACTCGAGACGCCATTTAGGTAACCCAGTTCCGTCGTACTGATGTTGCTGTCTGAAACCAGCCTGCCGTCGGAATTGAAGACTGCGACCCGGCTAGCAGTGCCCAGGAGGACTGATCCTCCACCGCCTGCCCCAAAGCCCAGGGTTGAGGGCGGAGCGAATCCCCTATTAGAGGAGGACCTCCGTTTTGCCCGCAAATACATGGGGTTAAGCTGAAGCCTAGCCGTATCCATCGAGTCTTCGATGCGGCCAGCCATTTTGGCCAACTTCTCCTTATAAAGGAGGCGGTTCTCAGCTACGAGTTCGGGGTTCCTGTGCTTAATCCACTCCCGTGAGAGAGCCCCATAGACCAGGACCACTCGGTCTTCGAGAGGGATCATAGGCTCATCGCTGTCATCAACCAGGGGCGGGGGCTCTACGATCCCGTCCACATAGAGCGTGGTGTTGGCATCAAAGATCGCGGGGTAAACAAAGAGCTCTCGGAACTTAGCCTGCTTGTCGTGGGCAGCCCTCTTCTTAATCGAGATCCCGGTGTCTGCCGTAGAGCTTTCGGTCTTCAGTTCCTCAGCCGTGAACTCAATGGTATCGTTCGTGACGGTCGTCGTGCTGAGCTTAGAGACCACCCACTCCCCGTTGTAGGAGTAGTGGCCAGCGCTCTTAACCTCGATCCGGTCCCCTGGGGCCAAGAGTGCCGCGGACTCCGAGGCACCAAGGGTAGAAGCGAAAACGATGGTCCTTACCAGGCCAGAGGAGGATCTGTGTGTGGTGGCCGGGAGGCTTGTGATGCTGTCAAACGGATCTGGATCAACCAGGGCTCCTGTGCAGTAGATCTCTGGTCTAGCCACAGCCCTTGGGGCCATGGCCACCATGCGGTGATATTCCTGCCGACCAACGGCATCTAGGGGCTTGTTCCTGAAGCTGTGTCTGATCTCGGTGGTGCGAGAGATATCAGACGGCAGGGTGAGTAGGTCTGTCCAAATCTTAAAATTAAGGCCATCGTCCCCGGTGCCGCTGTATGGGCTTTCCAGTGTCAGCGTAGCGGTGTTAGCTGTGTGCTGAGCAATCCGATAAATCTCGTTGTAACCGTCGACCGCGAAGTAGTAGCCCTTATAGCTAACTGCGGGACTCTCGGTCAGGGTGACAGTCACACTCCCCGAGGTGACGGTCGCCGTACCCGTATTAAAAAATGCCTTAGCTTGCAGCTCGAGCGAACGGGTGAGCCAGGACCAGTTATGCTCTGGGCATACCTCTTGGAGGTATACGATGTTGATGTCCCGCTTGATGCGGCTAAGGATCCTGGAGTCGTTCGGATCTGCGCCAAGCTCCTCCTGGACCGCATCAACTATATCGTCGAACGTTTGGACCAGATACTTCGTGGCCACTGTAATGCCCCCTACCCACTCAAGATGATAGTGGCGACCGCTCCACTTAATGTGGAGACGTTGATCCCCCCGAAAAACTCCATGTCGTAGAGGGGTTCGTTCCGGCTGTCGGTGTTGACTGTAGCCAACGACACTTTTACGTGTGGGGACTGGGCCAGGTCTTTTAGGGTGATGTAAGGAGACCCTGCCCCGTGAGTTGAAGGCGTAAGAATGATAGCCTTAACTTTTAGGGTGCCTGTAAAGGTGTAGGACCCAGTCCCATCCACGTAGATGCTGTTTCCGGAACGAGTGACTGCCACGGCAGCCTCACTTCAGATAAAGGTAACCGGTACCTGCCGAGAGAGTGACGTATGGAGAGCTGCCCTTAGGAATCCAGATATCGACTTCTTCGATTCTTTCGGCATTTGAACCAACGGTGGAGGTGTAGATCACCGTACCGCTAGATCCGCCCTTTTTGATCGTAAGGGTAGCCCCAGCGCCTGCGTCCTTTACCTTCACCTGGCAGATTCTGACCGACTCGTTTAAAGCGCCATCTGTGTCAATCACCCAGACGTTCGCTTTCCTAGCGTTCGCCATGGATTATCGCTCCATTGCGACGTAGACGTAGTCGATGGTCATCGTCTTAGCGACCGCTTCGCCGTTCTGCAGACAGAACGTGAGAGCGAGCTTGTTGGTCTGCTCGATGTTGGTCGTGTGGGTAGCAACCTTAGCCCTGTCAACAAAGAACTCAACCTTACCCACGCCATCCCAGTAGAAGCCAACCGTCTTGTAGGTATCGTCGGCAGCCGTATAAGCTGTATTCGTGGTCTCAGAAGTGTTGTCTTCGGTCAGGCTCGAGACCGTCGTCGAACCATCGAGCTTGCGGAAGCCGACGGCGTCGGTAGTGCCAGCGATGATCGATGTATCGGTAGACGCAAAACCAACGAAGAAATCAGACTGCGTGGCATCCGAGACCTTGAACTTGCACTCAAACCAGCCGCGCTTGCCTGCGGTCATCTTAAACCACATCTCAGCGCTCTGGAGCTGCTGGACGTCGTCGTCGCCGGCATCGTTCGTCAGGAGGAGGGCTCCGCCGACTTCGTCAGCGGCAATCGCTTCCGTCGCGCCAGCCTGGGTGTTGGTCACTACCCAGTCAGAAGCCGAGTAGTTCTGGGCAAAAAGAAAATCGTTGAAATATGTAACGTAGTCCGGTTCCTGTCCAATGGGCAATTTCTCGAACCACTCACGAGAACCGGCTTCTTTGGTCGCATTCAGCAGCGGACCAGTAAAATGGGAAGGCATGTAAAACTCCTAATCAGTGCCTCCTGCAGGCCCTGAGAGGGGCCATATAGGAGAAAAACAGGGGAGAGTCCTAAGACCCTCCCCTAAGTACAATTACGCTCCAGCGGTGCCGAAGAGGCCGTAAGCCTCTCCAACGCCGATCGCTTCGCGGTACGAAGCCTTGTAGAAGATCGAATCAGAGTGGAAACCGACATCCGGGCCAGCGGCCTCGGTGCGGATCCCCTGGCGAACCACGATCTCAAGCTCATGGTCTTCGGGAGCCGAGAGCAGGAACCAAGCATCGCTGTCGGTGAGGTGAGGAGAGCTCACCACGACCAGACCGTCCTGCTTGATTGCGTT